TAGAACTGTTTAATACATTTGAATTTTCAAAATTAGAAGTATTATTATTCATAGTATTATTAGTTTTTGAATTTTGCAATTCATTATTGAAAAAAGTGTTGTGTGGCATATTATTTCCGTCTTCTCTCATTTTTTGTATTTTTGCTAATTGTTCATTTAAACTTTCTGTAAAAGATGTGCTTATTGATTCATCTATTATATTAGATTGGTAATTTGTATTAAAGTTGTCTTCTTCTTCATTATTTTCGTGAATTTTTGACATTAAATTTCCTAAACTGGTGATTTTATTTTTTAAAACTTCGTTATTTTTAGTATTTGTTATGTTAGATTCATCAAACTCTACAGTTTTTTTATTTTTTAGAGTTTTATTATTTGATTTTTTATATAATTTAGATTCTGATAAATTATTATTTTCAGAATCTAATGGAGCCGGATTTAATTGAAACATATTATACTATTATAAAAAAATAAGATTATATTATTTTCAAAAACTACTAAATAAAGTAATTAATTTAGTATTAAATTATTTTTTAATGATTTAATACTAAATAAAGTTTTTTTGTGTTTAGAGTTTAATATAATTTTTTCATCTTAATTTTTTTTAAGAATTAATTTGTTATTATAATATAATAAATACATTTACAAATATGTATGATTTATACAAAAACTATAAAAGTTTTTTAAAAAAACATAAATTTGATATTTTTATGAAAAATATAGAAACAAATAAATTATTAATAGGTGTGTTTATGATTTTTATGAATATAGGTTCTCGCTATATTGAATTAAAATTAACAAAAGGACAAGAAATGATACTTAAAAACATTGCTCGTGAAGTATTAATTTTTACTATTGCTTTTGTTGCTACCAAAGATTTAATATTATCGTTTATTATAACTTGTATTTTTATTGTATTAGCTAATTTTGTATTTAATGAAAAATGTAAATTTTGTATATTACCAGATAAATATAAAAAATTAGCATCATTATTAGATACTAATAAAGATAACATTATTTCAGAAAATGAAATAAATAAAGCATATGATACATTAAAAAAAGCACGTACTCAAATAGATGATTATAAAAAAATAAAAACACTTGAGTCTTTTAACAATATGAATTATAACTAATTAATTACAATAATATTACAATAAATTAGTTGTAATTCATATTGTTATAATATTTTAATTATATAGTATAATATACCATTTTATAATGTCTGATAATTATGAACCTGTATTTATAACAAATAATTATACAATTCAAATAAATATTGTATATAATACAAAAGATGATGCTGAGTCTAATGATACTAATGATGCTAATAATACTGAATATTACATTATTGACAATATGAATGATATTTTATTAGAAGAATTTTCCAATAAAGATAAATATGACACTTTCAAAAAGCGTTATGCAGGAGATAAGAACCCTTTGTATATGGTAGATGAATCTTTTTATCTTGATAAGCGCGTGATGGATAGTATTAGCAAGACTTTAACAGATAATTTTCCTGGTTATTTAAACACTAAAGAAATTCAAAAAAATTATTATATAAGTAATTTAACAAGAATTGCAGACGATACAAACATAACTCAGTTTGATAAAGATTCATTTTTTCAAATTATAAAGCGAGAATTTATAAAACTAATACCATATAATTCTGCTAATGATAAAAATAGAATTGAAAACATTAATAGTATTAATGAGTTGGTTGATGATATATATTTTTCAGATCCAGATAATGGAATTGGAGGCAGGAGTTTTCATGAAGCAATGAAGACAAAATATTACGATAGTATTAAATCTCAAAAATATTCTCTTAAAAGAATATTTGATAAATTTTATAATATTAATAATAATAGTCTAAGTAATAAATATAAATATGAATACTTTTTAAAGACAGAAACTGTTAGAAATATTTTTAAATTTATAAATCAAAATAGTGCCGATGAGCAAAGATCGCCATTAAATAACAATCAAACAAAAGAAGAAATATATAATAAATATTTCAAATATGTATTTCCTAATAAAAATGATACACTTAACTTAAGTGATTCGGATAAAGATAAAATTTTAATGTTTTATAATGTTTTTTATATAATTAAAAATATTTATTTGCTAGATGATACTATTATTAATGTAACTCATAGAACACAAAAAAAAACAACAAAAAAATATTATGTATCAAAAGTTAGTTTGCTTGATTTAAAAGAAAATAGCACTCACTTTAAAATTGAGCAAAATACAGTCACAATTTTTATAAAAGCGACATTAAAATACATTATTGAAAATTCTACATTACAAATTAATTATTTAGTAGATGATTTAGAAAATACTAGGCAAAATTACTTACCACAATCAAATAAACTACAACCCAAAGATTTAAATAATAATTATTCTAATTATAATAAAATATACATTCATGATACAATTAAATATAAAGACAATAGTTACATTATAGATGATTTTGTTAAATCTGAACCTATTAAAAAATATATTAAAAATAAAGAGGAACTTTTTTTAAATACACAAGCAATAAAAGCGTTTGATTATTTTGTTAAAAATAAAGTAAAAAGAAACCCAGAGCACACTATAGTTGAATCTAATATCAAATATTTATTACGAAATATTTTTAAAATGTATGATAATAAACAATTTCAGAAATTTTATATTGCAGATACATATATTCAATATATTGATAATTCTAAAAATTATTATAGTATTAATAAGAGTTCTACAATAATAGAAACAAACCCTAAATATGAGACTATATCTGATATATTATGGCAATCAACATATGCACTATCAACAACAAGAGCAGCAGCAATAGAAACGCAAGCACTATTAAAAGCAGGAGCAGCAGTTGCTGCAGCACAAGCTGCAGAAACAGAAGCACAAGCACAAAGACAAACATTAAGACAGAGATTAGTTCAAGCACAAACAGTAGTGAGGGCAGCAGGACCAGCACCAGCAGCAGCACCAGGACGAGGAGCAGCAGCAGCAGCAGCAGCAGCAGCAGCAGCACAAGCACTTCAAAAAGCACAAGCGCGAGCAGGAAGAGCAGAACAAAGAGCAAGAATAGCACAAGAAGTAAGGCAAGCAGCAGAAGAAAAAATACTAGCACAAGCAGAAAGAACAGAAATAGCAATGGCACGCACACAAGTAGTTCCTGGAGCAATAACACCAGTAATAGCTACACAGTTAGCACAAACAGCAATACAGTTAGCACAAATAGTATTACTACAAAAGAGATGGCAGCAAAAAAGACAACAATCAGCAGCAGCAGCAGCAGCAGCAGCAGCAGCAGCAGCAGCAGCAGCAGCAGCAGCAGCACCAGTAGCACCGGCAGCACCTGCAGCACCAGTAGCACCTGCACTAGCAGCAGCAAATGTAGCATATGAAAAAGCAAAAGCTGCACTTGCAAGAGCAAGAGCAACAAGTCAAGCAATACAAGCAGCAACACAAGCAATACAACCAAAAATACAAGCAATAATGGCAACAGCAAGAGCAGAAGTTCTCTGTAATAACAATAGAAGTTGTTTTTATGAAAATATTATATCATCTGATGCACGATTGAATAAAAATAAAATATATAAAATTAATTTGGTTTTTAGATGTTATTTAGATACAAACGGTAATAAACCTACATTATTACGAAAATTAGTAGCTGAAAATTGCTTATCTAGAGCACAAAATTTAGATAAAGTATTTAATGGAATATTGTATAAAACATTTAACATATCAGAAAATTATTTACATAATAAACTTTCTAATATTACGAAAAAAAATCAAGCAAATGTAGCATTGAAAAATAAAACTAAAAATAAAACTAAAGAGGCTGCCAAAGAAGTAATTCCAAACGCAATTATGAATATTGAACCTATTAAAGCAAATAATGAAAGAACAGAAGAAAATTTAACTAAAAAATATAGTAATAATAAAACACGCAAAAATGGTATTCGTTAATAATTTATAATTTATATTTTATAATATTAGTATATTATAAAATAATCTATGATGAATCTTGTAAAAACTTTAAAAAAAAGATTGTCATTCAAAAAACCACTTGACTCTATATTATATATTTTTGCTTTGCTAATAGTATTTTATTATTTTAATAAATATGTATTAACAAATATGAGTGTTGAAAATTTTGATGGGAAAAATTTTGAAAATGATGGGAAAAAAAAATTAGTGTATTTTTATATGAATGGTTGCCCACATTGTGACTCGTTCTCCCCTGTTTGGGATGAGTTTAAAAAAACTTCTCCACTACCCACTTACAAAATAGAAAGCACAGATAGCGGTAAAATGATGAGCAAATATAAAATATCTGGTTTTCCTACTATATTATTATTAGATGAAAATAATAAAAAATTAAAAGAGTTGGAAGGAGATAGAACAGTTGCGAATTTAAACGCAATGATTAGTGATCATAATTAATTTAGTTTTATTGTAAGTTTTAAAAAAGTATAAAAAATTGATAACATATATATTTTATAGTTTATATTATAAAGTATATATTATAAAGTATATATTATAAAGTATATATTATAAAGTATATATTATAAAGCGTATAATAATGGAATCTCTTTATAATGAAGTCATTAGTGACAGTGATTTATGTAATCAACGCTATAGCCTAGATATATTAAGAAAAAATATTAATAATTTAAATAAAAAAGTAGTGCTTAGCACACAGAAATTAACAGCACAATTTTGTGTAAAATTTATTTTAGATAGTGCTATTGATTCTGGAAGTCAAGCGTGTGGTGTTTATACTAAAGAGCATATTCTTAGAAGGCAACCACATATTACCAACGAAGAATTTGATAAATGTTATATGGAATATGTTAATTATAATGAATAATAATATTTCATTATTTAGAAGAAAAGTTATTTTATAATAATTATCAAATAATATAATATATGGCTAAGTCTAATTTTTTTTAAGGTTTAGGCAAGCCATTTGTAATTTTGGTAATATTATTTTTACTTGAATCTATAATAAGTATTATAGTTTATTATTTATATAAAAAAAATTCTCACTAGAAGGAGATAAGAAAAGTAAGCACGTATGAATAGCAACTCACATAATTTATACTTATATCTTTATATTTTAATTATAATTATATATATATATAATATGGCGAAGTCTTCTTTTTTAAAAGGTTTTGGTAAGCCATTTGGAATTTTAGCAATATTATTTATAATAAGTATTGTATTATATTATTCGTATAATAATTACACATTAGAAGGACTTACACCAGGGAAAAAAGCTACAGTAGAAGAAGCGACGGTAGAAGGATATAGAGAAGGGCAGAGGGGGCGCAGAGGGAGGGATCGCCGTGTGAGTGGAACAAGGACGGGCCCGGATGGGCAACGTTATAGCACAGGGTGGTAAAAATACAATTTAGAAGAAAATTCGAAATTATATAATTTTTTATAAATAAATA